CCGACTGCGGTGCTGTTGTTGGCGGTGGTGTTGTTGTAGAGGGCGCGATAACCGATGCCGGTATTGTTACTTCCGGTGGTGTTTGCAAACAAAGCCGTATCGCCAACTGCTACAGAATATCCTGCTGTTGTAGCGGTATATAAAGCATTCACACCAACAGCGGTGTTCTCTACGCCAGTCGTTAAAGCTTGCAATGCCATCCGGCCAACAGCGGTGTTTTGACCACCTGTTGCGTTTAGCAATGTTTGATAACCAACAGCGGTGCTGTAGCTTCCGGGATTACCAGCAGCATTGTTAGCGTAAAGAGACTGATACCCAAAAGCGACATTTTGAGTTCCGGAGGTGTTGGAATAAGCCGCCTGATAACCAACTGCAGTGTTACTTGCGCCGGTGGTGTTAAAGCGCATCGCCTGATAACCAACAGCGATGTTGTTTGAAGCTGTAGTGTTGTTGTCCAGGGCCTGATGCCCAACGGCTACGTTGTAGTTTCCGGTCGTATTGGAAGCAAGTGCGTTGTGCCCGAAACCAGAATTACTCGCACCGGTCGTGTTTGAGCCTAGCGTAGAAACACCAAAAGCGTTGTTCGCAGCACCGCTAGGGCTGGCATCTAAAGCAAGCGTCCCAAAAGCGGTATTAAAGTTCCCTGTGTTTCCAGCGCCTGCGTTGTAGCCTGCGGCGGTCAGGTAGGTCGAAGAGTTGGTTGTCATCGACCCATACACCGTCCCCAGCGTGGTGGGCGTGGCGGCGGAAACTGATACTGTGCTTGAAAGCGTTGTCCCGCTAATAGACAGTCCGGTTCCAGCCTCCAAAAATGTAAACGCGCCTGCTGAATCATCCCAAAACAAAATGCGATCAGCGTTTGGGTCGGTTAGGCTTGCACCTGTTCCGCCTTGATCAATAGGAACAATGCCTGATGATGTAAGTGCTTTGCTTGCGCTTGTAAAGACAGGCTTTGACGCTGTAAGCGATGACAGGATTGGCGCGTTGGTAAACGTGGTATTGCCCGACGCGCTTAATGTTGTAAACGATCCAGCACCGGCAACGGACTGACCAATGGATACGCCGTTAATCGTTCCCGATCCGGTCATATTCCCGCCAAGCGTTAGCGTCTTGCCGCTGCCAACGTTCATCGAAACGCTTGTGCCTGACGCTGAAAAAATAGCGTCCAGCGTATCAAGGTTCGTATTAAGTTTGTTGCCCCATGTGTCGGTTGACGCACCAACCTCTGGTTTCGTCAAACTTAAATTGGTGGTTGTTGTATCAGCCATGTTTCACCTCAGTAGGGGGACACTTGCGGTGTCCAAGATTTGCTTGGTGTTGTTTGCGTTGACCAGGATTGCGCCACAACGGTTTGCGCAACCCATGTATCAGTTGGGTCCGATTGCTCATCCCACGCTGCCGGCCCAACCACAATCGTTGACCAACTATTCGTTGGGCCTGGTACCGGCTCCCACTTCTCAATGCCCGTGGCGCTAACGCTTGACGTTGCCGTAATCGTTACTGTCGCCAACTGACGCACACCGCCTGATGCTTCAACCAGACTTTGAGCCGTTATCGTAACGCTTCCAGCCGCAATTCTGTTGGCGCTTGCTGCAATCGCCGCCAATGCGTCAATGGCAACGGCGCCCTCGTGAACTTCGCTACCCGCTGCCACTACCGCTGACGCACCGGCAATCGCAACGCTTCCAAAAACAACTTTTGACCCTGTTGGACTAACTGTTGACGTTGCGGCTACTGTTACCGAGCCAAGCGCAATGCGCTGACCTGTTGGGCTAACCGTTGATGCTGCATTAACCGCTACAACGCCAAGACCAATGCGCTGGCCTACTACTGCAACCGCGCTTTGCGCGGCAATCGCTACGGCGGCATCTTTATAGGCTGTCAGCCCATAAATGTTTCTGCCATAAACGCCAGCGCCGTACCCGTACATCAGTCAATGGTGATGTCAAAATCACCGGCATTAAATCGAAACACGTCATTGGTTCCGATAGATTTAGATGCGCTCAGTTGCCCAACGGCTAGCATATTGCCAGACGTGGATGCGTCATAAAGCGCCGTATGCGTTACCGTTCCCCATGAACCCGTGGCGGTCGGAAACTCAACGGCTGATGTGTTTGCTGCGGCTGATCCCGATACCGTAAACGCCATGGATTGGCGAAGATAGCCATTGCCAGACACTTCGTTGCTTGAGCCTGACTCACCAGGGTCAGCAGTGAAAAGTCCAACGTAAATGGTTGCCGGTGCTGAGTAAGCCGACCCGCCAAACACATGCCCAAGCACTTTGTTTTCAAGATAGTCGGAGAATGAATTAGCCATGGATTACCCCATTGGTTTGGCGCGAACGCGTGGCGTTGTTCCGCTGTAATTGGCGCGTTCTTGCTCAAGTTTCATGGCCTCAATGCCACGTTCATAAGCGGCATTCCAAACAGGAATGCGCGAGTCATCTTGCAAATAAGGCGCCGATTGAAGCAATGCGCCATACAGGTAAAGATCAGGGTGTTTGGTCAGCAACCAGTTTGTTGTGTTGCTATCAGATAACGCGGCGATCTCGCCGTAATACGTCATCTGAACTTGCGTCGTATCTGTTCCAGGCGATGGCACAACTTTAAACGTGTCACCAATAATTGTGTAATAACGCGGTGTGCCAGCCGCCGAAAAGTAACGCGTATAAAAGTCATCACTTTGTTCATCGCTCAAAAACTCCAATTTGGTTGGCGTTGTTGTGAGCAAAACAAGGTTTTCCATTTGCAGGAAATCGGATGGCAGTTGCGTGTATTCGGTATCAAGTGTGGCGTTAGCACGCACAATCATTTGGCGAACGCGTACGGTTCGATTGAACTCGGCCTCCGCCAATGTGATGAAGTCGGCAATGGCAGCGGTCAAATCTGATCGGTTTAACCAATCAGCAATTGACGTTTTAAGTTCCGAATAAGTGCCAAGCGCCATGATCAGGCAACGTCCTTTTTGCGAAGTTCAGTCTTAAGACCGATTGATGCTCGATAAGCATCCTCTTGCGGACGGATTGCCCAGGTGTGCTGATGCTTGTATTCCCAGGTTCCTATATGTCCAATGTGCTTGGACAGGTCATGATCAATATACAACGGAATCTCGTTGTCGCGCAATAACTTGCAAAAGTATATGTCTTCGCCCATGTAGCCTTTAGCCGCCACATCCCATGGAGTAGCGAACCACGGCATTTCGATGGCGCGAAAAACATTCGTATCAACCATCATGATGCCAGTGCCTACAGCATCGACTTGTTCGACGCCAGTGTCATGCTCGCCTGTATAAACAGGAACCTTGCGTTGCGTTTCTGGATCATAGTTTGCAGCCGTTGGCCCCACTGGCATTCGCCTGCGCGGGCAGTTGGCAGCGAGTACCAGCAAATCGCGGTCAAGCATTCGGCCAATCGTATCCTGTGGAAAACGCATATCGCTATCAATAAACAACACCACGTCAGCGTTGTTTTCCATGGCGGCCATGACTAATTCTGAACGCTGGCTTACAAGAAGCGTCCCTTTGGAAATGTTGACGTTTACCACGTCATGCGGATGATGAGCCACATGAAACGCCACAGCGTTCACAAGGTCAAATGCAAAGTCTGAATGCACTTCGTCCCTCGCAGGGACGCACACACTAATCAATCGTTTGTTTTCCATCACACCCTTCCTGGTCGAGTCCTGAAAAATCGGTTATCTGGGTCATTGAGCCACTTCTTAAAATCTTTTTCTGTTCGCGTGATGCCCTTACTCACCAAGTCCATATAAATATTCATGGGGATGGATGCAACATGTACGCCAAGACCCTCACCGTTCCACTTTGCGCGTTCGTCGGTGGATGCGAACTGCGCCTTATTGGTTTCAACGATAGGCGTTGCGTCTTGGATTGTTTCAATCACCGCTGTGTCTGTAGCCTCGTCGTAATGCCAAATGCGCGTTAGGCCAAGAAGTGGATCATGCTCAAAAAGTTTTGATTCCATGTAAAAACGGGAGCGTTTCCGCCCCCGTTCCTTGTTGCTGGTTAGGTCGAAAGGTCAGCCGCCAAACCGTGTGCCTTCTCGTTGTAAATGGCAAGGCCATATTCAGCAAGGAGCAAGCGCTTTTCAGCATCGCCCGTTGTTGCAAGTTCAACTTGCTGGAACGGACGAAGGAAATGCACACCGGCGTAATCAGGTGACAGCACAAACGCGTCACGATCACGCTGGAAACGGTTAGGAACAATGTTGACTTGTCCAAAGTCACCAACATACACATCAGCCGCGCCAATGATCTGCGCTTGCTTGCCAGCAGGCACATCACGATAGCGCGTTGCGATACCGTTGAAGCCAGAAACAACTTGCTTGTTTTTGGCGCCAACCATCACAATCGAAGGATCGCCGCCCTGTTCCCACACTTTCTGAAGCACATTCTTGAGAATGGTTTCAGTGAATGCGCGGGTTACGCCATCGCTGCGATCATCGTTGGGCAGCGTAGTGTAAGAAGGATCAGCACCGTTCGTACCCTTGTCGGTGTTGGTTTTGATGAACGCAAGCAACGATCCGGTCTTTTGGGCCGTTGTCGAGTCACCAGCGGATGCGGCTTGGTTAGCCAGCATGATGGTTTCCATGTCGCGCTTCAACTCAGCCGCACGCTTTGCCAACTGGTAGGCCAATTCTGACTTGCGGCCTGCTTTGTTGACAGCCTCAACCGTACCGGAGATCACCACAGTCTTACGGCTGATCTGCGTGTAATTGGTCAGTTGAACGGTTGGCGTTACAGCGTCATACGTCGAAATGTCATCACCTTGCAGTTGCGCGTTTGCGGTCGTGTTGTCCGCCAACGTGTCTGTCTGCCACTGGAACAGCGTGTTGCTTGCCGTACCGCGTCCAATGTTGTTCATGAACGGTGTGGTTTCAGGACTGATGTTGTAAATCTGATTGCTCAAGTCCTCACGAATACCCTTTGCAGAGTAAGTAAGGAAGGTGTTTGATGCAATAGTCATTTGGGTTTCCTTTAGATAAGATGTTCAAACAGTTTGGCAGCGTCACGAACGTTGCCGGTTTTTGCAAGGCGCTGTTTGGCCCGGACTACTTCGCTCGTGGAAACCTTAGCTGATTTTGGATTGCCAGGCGCAATGGTTTTCGATTGCTGCACAACAGGCGGTTTAGGCTTAATTGTTGCCTGCTTCGCCGTGATCTTGTCGTACAACATGGCTTTACGAAGCAACTTGACAACGCGGTGATCAGCCACGCCCTTCAAATCGTCTTCCTGAAAACCTTCCTTCAATCCAAATTCAATCAACGCGGCTTTTTCAGCTTTTGCCGTGTCAGCGTTTTTCCATTCTGGAATAGCCTCCACAAGAAGTTGCGCTTCTTGCTCAAGCCTTGCTTTCATGGCGCGTTGCGATTCAGCTTGCTGCAATTGGTTTAAGCGCTGGAGTTCGGCTTGCGATGCCGCCAATTTCTCGTTGCGCTGACGTTGCAGCTCGGTTTGCCGTACCCATTCAATCGGATCGTCCCTGTATAGACTCTCCATATCAATCGGGTTTTCTTGTTGCTGCTGGAGTTGCGATTGCAACGCCGTAAGCAACTGAGCGTAAGTTTGCCGCTCTTCACGCACCGCGTTCAGCTCGGCTTCAGCGGCCTTGCGCTGTTCAGCCAATGCTTGCGTTTTGCGTGTGTAGTCAGCCGTTCGCTGGTAGCCATTGATCAACTCATTGAGTTCAACCTCTTGTTCTTTGCCATCAATCTTGACGGTGAACTTTGGTGGCTCATTGGATTGCTCTTGCTCTTGAGCGTCTTCGTCTGACTCGCTCGATGCTTCAACGTCTTCGGACCCTTCGCCTTGCTCTTCCGCGTCTGTTTCTACATCGCCAACATCATCGGATTCGGCTTGCGCCTCATCCGTTTGCGCCTGGGCTTCTGTTTGTTCTCCGGGTTCGGCAAACATCGACTCAAAGGCTTTGGCGGCTTGCGCCACCGTCATCCCCGCTGTGCTTTCGCTTTCAACGGTTGCTAAATTGTCACTCATTTATTGCGCTCCATCAAGTTTTGGTCAGTTTCCGCTGGCGATCAGCCGCCATTCGGGTCAACGTACCGCTGGTTATCACGCTTCCAAAGTAAGTTTGAAGACGGTCCATGGCTTTGAAGTCATGAAAGATCGCCTCTCGATGCTTGGCATCTTCCGAGTGCGTCCATTCCTCAAACAGTGATTCTCTAATTTGCTGCCACGCTTCCTGATAAAGCGTGGAGTTGATGATTCGTTCTGCTTCCTGTGCTCTGCGTAATTTTTCGTCGTTGGTCATTGCATGGGTTGCGCCGCTGTCACGGCTTGTTGGGCCTGGTTAATGGCTTGCATCTGCAAACGCTCACGATCCATTGCTACTTTGGCATCGATTTCGGCTTGCGTTGCAGCCAAGTCTACTTGATACTTAAGTTCCATCTCTTGGCGCTTCAAAATGCCATCTTGTGCAATGCGATCACGCTCACGATCATCAGCGCGAATCATCTTTTCGCGCTCAAGGGCAAGTTCGGCGGCTTTCTTTTGAATGTCAGCCTGAATGGATTGAATCTGAACTTGCGCCAAGGCTTGCGTTGGATCGGGCTGTGGTTGTTGCGGTGGCGGAGAAAAGTCCATCGGTAATTGATTAAAGAATTGCGTCGAATCCTTGTACCCCGCCATCTCAACCAGTTTTGCTAACGTGTTAGCGTATTGACCAACCGTCACAATCGGATTGTTGGTGCCAAGCGTTTGAAGCAACTGCTCTTGCTTGCCAGCAATGGCTTGCAAGAATTGAATCTTTTCATCAATCCCGCCAGTGCCAAGACCAACGTTCACGCTTACATCCATCGAAGCATCCCAACCACGCGGATCAACCTGAACCCACTGATTGCGCAAACGAATGACGCGTGGCTTATCCTGATGCTGCGTAATCAAACGCAACAAACCTTTGAATAAACGCTTCATGCCGATTTCAGAAAACACGCGAGCAATCAATTCGATGTGTTGTTGCGCGGCCTGAACGGTAGCTTGCACCGCCAACTTGGTTGTCGATTGCAGTGCGTCGGCGTTAAGGCCCATGGAGGCTTTGGACATGCCAGTGCGGGCCTCTTTCACCTGGTCCATGTATTCCATCATCGGGAATGCCTGACCGCCGACAAATGGTGTGGTGAACGGCTGAACCATGCCAGGCGCGCGCATTCTGATGATGGCGCCGTTTTCGTTATTCAGTACATCGTCAAGATTGACTTGACCTTCAACCACGCCTGTGCGCGGATGAATCGATTGCGCCAATGAATCAAGCATATTGCGCAGAATCACTGACTTGATGCGCTGAATGTCCATGGTCACATCAGCCGTTGACATGCCAAAAAGTGTATGAGGCTCAGGGTCTGGACAGAAATAAGCAAAAGGCACATCATCCGCCGGATCGTTGGCAACGATCTTATAAGACGGTCCCATGGTGCAAATCTTGCGGAGTTCCGCCACACCATCACCGTCTTGGTCAAGCCTGATGTAACTTTCGGTATAAAGCACACGGCGTTGCGCAGGATTGTTGGCGGATTCGCCAAACATCATTTGTGCAGGATTACGCGCAATGCGCTCAATGTTTGTGTCAAGTTCGTCCTCGCCTGTGTTGGACTCGACCAACTCTTGGTCATAACCCATGGCAACAAGTTCAGACACAGTGGCAAGTTTTCTGTGCGCCACAATGTCTGCGTCTTCAAGCGTTCGCGCTCTACGGTCAACGATAAACTCTTCAGGCGCCAGGCTTTCGACACGGAAACGCTTAGTGATGACTTTGCGGCTCACCGTTACGTCGTGAATCATCACGGTTGGCGTCAATTGCTGGCCGGTCAACGGATCAATCACGGGCGGCGGTGCTGAAGGGTCTTCAGTGGACATTAAGTCCACCATCTCAACGCCTTCCTGACCAAGAATCAACGATAGTTGCGCGTCATCAAGGCCCGTGTAGTTTTCATTCTTGATTTCAATGTGCTCATCAACCCACCACTTGCAAACACCTGTCTTGCGCACCAAAGCGTCTTTGAAGATGGAGTGAAACAGCACAAAGCCATTGTTGTCTTCGTTTAGGATATAGCGCACATAATCTGTGGCCTGCTCTGCCATCGGCGCATCTTCCATGTTGCGCGGCACATACTGAACAACGTTCTCGGATGAGAAGAAAATGCGCATGAGGCTTGGCAAAATGGCCTGCACTGTGTCGCGCACATCCATCGATACAACCTGGCTGCGCCCCTCTTCTTCATCGCCAAACGGATCGCCAAAATAATATTCCGTGGCGCGGGCGCGAAGATTGCCAATCTCCAAATCAATGAAATTGGTGGCGTCAACAAGTTCAGCCGCAACAATGGCCTGAACTTCAGTTTCGTCCATGGGCTCACCGGACTTGACGCCGGTAGCGAGGTTCATTTCAACGTCCATTTACTTACCCTTATTTCTTGCGCTAATGGCTTTGGCTTTTGCTCGTGCATCGGCTTTGCTTGATGCACCCCAAGCCTTTAGGCTTAACAAAAGTCTCGTTGGTTCGCCATTTTTGTATTCTGGACCGGGCATGTTGCCCATTCTCGCAAGAAAGCTGGCGCGTCTTGGGTTATCTCCAGACTTCACAGGCGCTTTCAATGTGCCGCCTGTTTCTGCTTTGTACGATGCGCGGCCTTTGGCGTTCAATCCACCGCTTGGACTTTGGCCTTCTTTACGCTGCCACGCTGGCGTTTTCATCAATCTTCCTCACGCATAAAATTGACGCGCTGAAACTCAACGGCTTCGCGTTGGCGGCGTGAGTTCGCCATTGATGTGATGGGTCCGCCAACTAACCAGGCGTCACAGGTGCGTGCCGCTGCACACTTAAAGTGAAATAGTTCGCAATAACCAAGATCGGCGGCATCTTGCACCGCCATCTCTAAGTCTTCGTTCTCTTCGCCTTCGCCTTCTTCGTATGATTCGCCGTTTTCTTCGCCTTCTTCGCCGTTCTCTTCTTCGCTTTCATCCTCCATACCGCCTGTGATGCACTCAATCATTTCAGGCGTTTGAATGAAAGCGGCGCAGTTACCGCAACGCATCGACTTGGCTTGCGCCAGGTCCGTGTTCCACGTTTCGGCTTTGGCGTTCCAGAATTCACGGTTAGGCAATTCAGGGTTAGCAGGGCCGTAACCCACATTGGCAAACGCCCAATTGCGATTCTTTAGATTCGCAACCGGGTCTTTGGTTTCAATAGGGCATTCCATCACTTTTTCTTCGCTTTACCGGCTTCGGATAGCGCAATGGCTATGGCCTGCTTAGGGTTTGTCACTTCCGGCCCTTTCTTACTGCCGGAATGCAATTTGCCCGCCTTGTATTCGCGCATAACTTTGGAGATTTTCTTCTCGGCTTTGGTCTTTTTCATCATGATGGCAGTATGTCCGTGATGGTGACGTGAAAAGTGTGGCTATGGCCCGAAATAATGGCAACTTTATCGCCAGGATTGACCGCCACATACTCAGTTTGATAAGCAGGAATGATGGGATCATCAACCGTTGCAGTTGGGTTTGCGCCTACTTTGAAATGCAAGTGCCTGCCATCATCGGAGCCATTGGAAACACGCATCAGCGTTACGCCGGTTGCGGCAGCGTGCGATTGCTGGCTTGCGTCTGACGTTGTAAGCATCGTCGTTATGCCAAAGCGACCAATAACTTCAGGCCACAGATGCCCGGCTGAATCGCGTACTTGCTTGCTCATTTCTTGGACCTTGCAGCACGCATATTGTCAACAAGGTTTGGGTATGGCCTTCCAGCGGATTTCGCCATGGCTTTGGCGCTGGCTTTTTCCTTCTTGGATAACGGTTCGCTTTTGCCCAATGACTTCGGACGCGCTTTATCCCACACCGGCTTAGCTTTCATGGCACTACCCCCATTTGGGGGCAGACACTAGCACATTCGAGCATCAATGCGCAAGATTCATGCGCAACGCGTGGTAATCCTGAAGAAATCCGCTCATGCTGGCGAGTTTGTTAAACGCCATATCCGCTGACAAACGCGAGTGAAATAAACGCAACTGCGGTCTGCGCTCCATCTCAGCCCAATAGGTTTGCAAGATCGTGCGCCCCCAATCTTCAGCGGTTAAGCGATTGATGTTGCCGCCAAGGTATTCGTAGCGCATAAACATTTCCCAATCCACCATCCCTAATGTGTGGCGCGGGTTGTCCTTATTAGAGTCTTGGTTCGCGTGCAAACGGAACGCCCCCAGGTGCGCCCCACCACCTACCGCTGGCCCGTGGCGCGTGGCTTCCAGATACGAAGTAACGTCACCCAAGTAATGCCTTGGTGCCAACTCGCCAAGTGGCGCATAGGTCATGGTGAATGCGCACTTAGAGCGATCCATCATCACAAACGAAGGCTCGCCAATAAAGTTCTTGTGCATCGCCATAAGCCGCAAGATGTTCTCGCGTGATGACTTCATCAGTTCATCTTGATTGATAAAGCCTGGTGCGCGAAGAAAACGCCCGGCACCGTCAATCCAATGGCGTTGATGCCAAAACATCACGGCGTCACGATGATGATCCGCCAAATCAACTAAGTAGGACGTTGAAGATGGATAAATCACATCATCGTCGTACACAAAGCGCACTAAATCCGAATCTGCCTGATCCCAAAGATAAGCGTAATGCGCCACTTGATCGCCAGGACAGATAAGGTGCGTGTCAATGACTTCAAAGTCATAACGCTGCGCCATATCATTGATCATGTGGTGGTCATTTTCATCAGGACTGTGATTGCCAATGATGACTTTGATGCGCGGATAGGTCTGCGCGTCGATTGAAGCTAATGTGGTGTATAGGTGCTCAGGCTTGTACGCTGGAACAAGAATGGTTACGGGTCTCATGGTTTTCTCCAACGTTTACGCTCAAGCTCGGCAAGTTGTACCAGTTCACGCGTGCGGCGCTCAAGTTCCATCACCATTTCTTCAAGCACTTCCCATTGCAATTTTTCGTACTCGCCTCGTGGGAAGTTCTCAATCAATCCATTGACCCAGGCTTTTCTCGCCATATCGTTCAGGTTCATCCCTGTCCTTTCAATAGTTCCGCCGCATCGTCATAGCCGTTTTTCTCCAGCAACTCAATGCAATGGTTTAAGCGTGCTTCGCCTGCAACAAACTCAATCTGCGCCGCAAAGATAAAAAGATTCTCTGCGTGCTGATCAAACCCTGTGTTTCTAGCAATGCCCATCACATCGCCAATCGTCAAATCCTTCACGTCAATACCTCCTTAATGTGTTGAGGCACCCTTGGCAGTGGCGCCCAGGCAACCGCCCACTCGGACC